AGGAGCACGCCTGGAAAGTGTGTATACGAGAAATCGTATCGAGAGTTCGAATCTCTCCTTCACCGCCATATTGAAACGCCTAAGGCCCTGAAAACTGAGAAGTTTTCGGGGCTTTTTGCTTTCTGGGTTTTCGAAGTGTCGAAGAACTGTCGAAATACATCCCTTTCGTACGTGACAGCAGTCTATCAATTCGGTGCAAGTCGACGTCGTGCACGAAACGAGTAGGCATGTGGAAACGATTCAGCTCTCTTCGGTGCAGAGGTAGAAAAGCGTTGAGTCCTAAGATTGTGAGTGATGTAATCAGGCACCAATATTGCTCATGAAAAATAGGTTGAAGGGATGCTTAAAAAATACCTAGGTAATATTTTTGTTGTATCTAAAATGGTGTGGGCTTTAACAGTTTCTGCTGTTGCTGTCGCCGCAGTTTCTTTCGATTTATACGCTGCCGCTCCTCCAAGTAACTTAGAGTCTGGAGCGCTCTTAGGATATCTCAAGACTGAAAATTATAAGGCGCTGAACTCAGAGCTAGATAAGCTGATCAAATACTATGAGTCTGATTATCGGGGAGAAGAAGCCCTTGATTTGGCATTGGCAGAACTTAGGGTTATAGATCCTCAGCTTGAGGGGAAATATATAAAGTGGGTGAGTGCGATGCCAGAGTCTTCTGCGGCATATTTAGCACGGGGACGATATTACTCTGGGTTAGGTTGGGCAAAGCGTGGTACGAAGTACTATAGCGAAACGGAAAAGAAACAAATTGATGGAATGCAATTTTATTTTGGAAAAGCTTTTGCTGATTTAGAGAAGGCGAGGGGGCTTGATAAAAAACTTGTCCATGCACTGATCTTCGAAATGGACATGCTTAAGAATTTTCAAGCTCGAGATAAAATACGGGCTTTGAGGGACGAGGCTTTAACGTTAAACCCTTACAGCTTGAACGTGCGCTGGTTCTACATCTCAACCATAACCCCTCGTTGGGGTGGCTCAATGGCACAAGTAGAAGAAGAAATAAGAGCAGCGCGTCAGTACTATGACGGCAACCCCAGGCTGAAAGTTCTTGAAGGGAGGATTTTTTCAGAGCTGGGAGATCATGCCGCTCTATCTAACAGATTTCCTGAAGCTGTTGAAAACTACACAAAGGCGCTTAGCTTTGGTGAGTTTGCATATTATTATGGTCAGCGAGCTATTGCGGTCTACAGTATGGGTGATTACTCCGCTGCAATTGTTGATGCGAATAAAGCTACCAAGTTGAATCCATTCTATTCTAATGCGTATTTTAGTCGTGGTTTTAGTAATTATAAGCTTCAAGATTATAATTCTGCTATATCTGATTATACAAAAGCTTTATCAATGACCCCGCAAGATGCAACCATTTTGGATTATAGGGGCGAGGCATTCCTTCAGAGTGGTTATGCTGAGAAGGCATTAGCGGATTTTACAGAGGCATTGAGATTGGCACCTGGGAACTCTGAGTTTTTAGCGGACGTAAAAAGAGCTGAAGGTGAATTACAGAAGGCCGCTAACTAAAGTTCTCAGGGCCATCAGGCCCTTTGTTCTTAAGGCTTATGAGAGGATTCAGCCGAATAGCATCTTGCAGGTGATCCGGTGAGTAGAAGCTGGTGATTCAGGTGTTCTCAGGGATGAGCCTATGAAAATAATTCGCTGGCTAGTGAGTACTCTATCGGTCTTGGCCGTGTTGGTAGCTTTATCCCCCGGCATTGCTTACCTGATTGCGATTACTCAAGTGGACGGTCGGCCGGTGCCAGCAGATCCACCTGCCTACAGCCAGGAAGCCATCGAAGCAGCATGGCAGCAATGCCACGAACATCTACCGATGGCCGTAGATGCGAGAAACCCTTGGCAGTATGTAATCAGTTTCTACGATTACGATGTTTATAAAAGACCACCTGGGGAGAGGGCTGCCGGGCGAATAGCTTTACACCATAACGGCAGTCATTCGGCCTACCCGAGCAAGTTGTGGTGGCACTTTTCAGGCGCTGCTCTTTCCATTTGGATTACTCGCAATTGGTCTGTCCAACAGATCGGCGCAACGCTTGTGAGAGACAATCTTTGCCAAAGGCGCTCAGGTAGTCGGCCGTAGGGGATTCAGAGTAAGTGCGTCCTGCAGGTGGTCTGGCGATAAGTGTGCATACCGCATGGTCATCGCCAAGCTTGAGTGACCTAGGATTTTCTGCAAGGTCAGGATGTTGCCACCACGCATTACGAAGTGACTGGCAAACGTATGCCGCAGAACGTGTGTGGCTTGTCCGGCCGGTAGCTTGATAGAAGTGGTGTCGATCACCCGGCTGAAGGTCAGCATGCAGTTGCTGAACAAGCCGTGTTGTTTGAAATGAGCGTGCACCTTGGCCTCCAGCTTCTTATCTATCGGGATAGTTCGGGTACGCCGAGATTTCGTATTGGCAAAAGTCACTGCACCGTTCGCTACTCTGGCCGGCGTCAACGCCTGCGCCTCACCCCATCTAGCCCCCGTCGATAGACAAACCCTGGCAACCAAGCCAATTCCTGGCGTTCTATCCCGCTCATCGAGAGCATCGAGCAGCTCGGATATCTGCGGCAACGATAGAAAGGAAAGGGGCCGTTCCTGCAAGCGCAATGGACGTACCTTAGCCAGCGGGTTGGGGTAGTCAATGTCGTCTAGGTGTATCAGCTGGTTGAACATTGATTTGAAGTAACCAAAGCGGTTATTCAACGTTTTGCCGTGTACACCCGACTCGATGTGTTGTCGGCGGATCTCACAGTACGCATTGCCCGTAAACCTGACGGCAATGGGGTCTCCTAGATCCTTAGCCAGAGTGGTGAGAATCTGTTTGATGCGCGTACCGTCTGCCAGGGTGTGGCCGTGCAGGTCGTGGTATCGCTCAACCAACTCAGACAGCCGCCGCTGATCCTTAGGTTTTGGTGACCAAGTGGGTGTCTCGATGCACTTTGCCCGGCAGGTGGCCTCAAACCTCAGCGCTTCTGCTTTGGTCTTTACCGTCTTACGAAAGCGTTTGCCTTTGATGGGCTCAATGTCGACTTTCCATTTGCCGTTTGGCTGTTGCTCGATAGCCATTAAATAGCGCGACCCCAGCGTACGTGGCGCTCTTCAAGCAGGGTTTTGATGTGCTTGTAGAGGTCATGTTCGCTCATGTCTTTGGCGGCGTAGTGGTCGCGGATGACGGGCCAGCATTCCCATTGCTTGAGGTTTTCAAACGCCTTTTTTGCGCCCACCCGTTCCCTTGCCAGCAAGCTGACGAAGTTACCCACGAACAGTTCGACGTTCTTGCCGCTGAAGCCACGGCTGGACTTGTAGTAGCGCTTGTATTCAGTGTCATCGAGCATGGAATCGGCCTCTATTTCTACCTTCACGTCATCACGAATAAGGGTCCAAATAGCTTCATAGCGGCCAGGGCGCGCCAGGAGCTTGAATTGCTGCAATCCGTACCGCCACAGACCGTCCAGATGGGCCGAGAAGGCCGCAAAGGTGCGGGTGTCGATCACTTCGCCGGAGTGGACGTTTACAGAGCCGCTGGCGAATTGCTGGATGATGGAATGGTGGTAACGCAGTTCGATGCGCCACACGGCTTGCTTCGGGTTGTAGTTGTTCGGGTCGTCGTGATCGAACGAGTCCCGGCGACGCCAGACGCTTTCCCAGTAGTCGAGCTTGTCGGTAGCTCGGGCTTGCTCGGTTTTGTTGTAGATGCAGAGCTGCACGCCACTGGCCGAGCCGAACATTGAGGTTTCACCGCGTCCGTAGATACTCGATTTCATGTCCCACTGGATCTCGTTGATGCCCGAGATATCACGGTGGGTACGAGCCCGGCAGTGCATGCGGGCCACCAGATCTTTGGGCGGTTCCCAGCCCTGTAAATCAAGCGCCAGGTGGACCGCGCATTGATTGACTTCGATGTGGGTGAGGAGGGCGTCAGCGTAGTAATCAAGGCGAGCTTGCAGACGCTCAGGCGACAGGTTGTCGATGGCGTGGGGCGAGACTTCGATTTTCAGGTGTGGGCCAATTTGGTCGATTTTGGCGTTGAAGTTCTTCACCAGAAGAATCAGGCCAAGGTCAGCATTTTGGAGTTTGTACTGATAGCCCGAGTCTTTCCCAACTCGACCCGAATGCCAGCGTTGGCCAGCGAAATCGACCATGACGCCCGGGGTCTCAAACAGCGCCATGATTTCCGGGCGGATCATGCCCTTGTACAACTGGCGCACGGTATCGACGCCACAGCGCAGCAGGCGCACGCCTGACAGGTCAGTGAACACTGCCGTTTTATCGTCAAAAAAGACTCGGCCGAATGGCGACTCTTTGAATTCTCGGTCTGCACGAATTTGGTCTTTGACGCTCATTGCTTTCACTCCAAATAGCTACGAATCGAAACTGTGCTTACTGGTTTATCTGACGTGTTACAGGGACGTCACCTGGCGGCTCGCTTGCTCTGTACCGAGCCGCGCGCTCGCCGCCTGGCTAGCCCTCAATCGAGCAATGTTCTTGGTGCCGGGGTGTACGGAATGCCCACGACACGCGTGCCCGTTTGAGCTTCTGGCGGAGTGTTTTGGGTGGTTGGCTGGGTGATGGTCGGCGCTGCGTTGATGCCCGCCATTTCGACGCGCTGGCCACGTTGGTTGACCTGCGGCGCGATACCAGGGCACGTGGCTTGGCCCTTGAAGCCCAGCGGGTGCGAGATATCCACCAGGCACGGTGAACGGACCCGGACTTGATACCCCAGCTTGGCCAGATCCTTGAGCGATTGCCTGAGCACCGCGCCGCTTTCATCCACCACATCGACCAGGCCGAGCGGTTCGGTCTTGGTTTCGAGGATGGCCCTGACGACAAAGCTACGTGGGGCGAATGGGTGGTTTAGCTCAACAGGTGGTGCAGCAGCTTGGCGGCCACCCATAGAAACAGGCAGTACATCAGCAGCCACATCACCAATATTTTGAGCAGGCGCAGGGCCAGGCGGAGCAGCTTTAACAGCGGTGGGAGCAGGTGTTTCTTTATGGGCGTTAGCAGGGCCGAAATCGACGCCGCCAAGAGAAAATACAGCGACAAAAACAGCGGCAATAAATGCCAGGAGAAAAAGTAATTTAGGTTGGCGCCAAAAGCTTTTCCCGGCCGTGGTGTCTTGGGAGACGCCGGTGGCGGTGGACTGATAGAGCTTGAAGGTGTCGGGCTTGATTCGCTTGTATTCAACGATGGTGCCTTCAGCTGGGGCACGGTTGAGCTGGGCGTCATGTTGGGCCTCCTTGTAGCGGCCAGATATGCCGATCACGGCGAGGTTGGAATGCTTGTAGGCCATCTCGCTGGTCATGCGGATGTCGTCGCGGATGTAGCTGATGTTGGGCGTGGTCAGTACGACGTCCCAGTTCCAATGCCGGTGGCGGGTCCAGCCGTCGAGCCAATCCATGGGCCGATCTGCTGCGGCCGCCGCTTCACTACCGCCCGGGAAATCGAACTGAGCCAGGTCCTTTTCCCGCCAGGCTTTGGGGAACACCAGTTGGGTTTCGTCGAAAATGATGAACGCGCCCCGCGGTGCCCACTGGAACCAGGAACGCATCTTTTCCATGTCGGCCCGAACCTCGAGGTCGAGGTTGATGATGTCCACCGATTCGGGCAGCTCCGGCATCACCTGCAGGACCCTTTCCAGGGTGAAGCCACGAATGTTGGTGATGATCAGCCGACCGGCCTTTAGGGCGCGTACAGCGTCGTCTTGGATAGCGCCGGAGGTCTTGTAGGAGCCGTTCGGGCCATGGTGAATTTTGATGGCCATGGTCAGCGCCCTATGAACGGCACGAAGCGCAGAACGAACCGGGTAGAGAGCCCGGAAAACAGAATGTTCAGCGCCTGCGGTATGCCGAAGAAGGACAGACCGGACAACACCTCAGCCGGTAGGCCTGAATACATCTGCTTTATCTGCTGGGTAATGCCGATGCTGTTGACGATGTCCTGAGCCGCTTCGAAAGCGACCTCAAGGGCAAAAATCTGCATCTGAATAAACGAGTACAAAGCCGCCTTGGTGAGAATCACCATGGTCTCTTTGATCAGCGTGTAGATGCCGGTCGTTAGGAAATCCCAGATGTACTGGAAGAAGGTGAAAACTTGGTCGAGCGCACCACTGAGCCATTCCATGAGTTAGTCCCTCAGAATGAAGAAGCCGGCCAGGATCGTGGCGCAGGCTAAGAGGATGTATTTGAGGTAGATGAGTTGGTCTTCAAACTTGGCGGGGCAGAAATCGAGGGTGGTGTTGATCTTTAGGGCGTTGACCGGAATTTTGTAGCAAGGCAACGCGCCGCCACCGGTGCCGATGTTCAGATCGAAGGCACCCGAGAAGAGGTTTGAATATTGGTCAATCAGGCCATCCAGTTGCTGGCGGCCGGCAGCAATCTTGTCTTCCCACTCTTTACCGGTTTGGCCAAAGCCCACGGAGTCGATTTTCACCAGGGACTTGGTCGGGCCGGCAACGCCTTCTTCTTCCTTCTCTTCCGACTCGCCAGGGGTGGTCGACTCCTTACCGCCCGAGCCGCAGTTATCGCCCTTGCAGCTAGAAGACTCACCACCGTTGGTGCCGTTAGCGTTGGTGTTGCTGACGTTGGTTACGGTGGTGCTTGTGGTCGTGCACGCCTTGGTGCCTACGCAGTTTTTGACTGTGGTAGTAGTTTCGGTGGTGGTCTTGGTTCCACCGTCTGCCTTGGTTTCGGTGGTTTGTTTGACGTCCTTGGTGGTCAGCGACGCCTTGGGGCCTTTGTTCGCAGCCACGCAATCAAGCATGCCGTTGATTTGGCCCAATGAACCGCCCTTGGAAACACAGGCCTGAATATCCTTCATGGTGTCGGTAGTCTGGCAGTTGGACTGCTGACGACCTTCCGCATCGGTGACCGTGGCGGTGCACTGGGTATCAGTGGACGACTCGGTGGGCGGGGACATTTGGCAGTTGTCGCCGCAGGTTTCGTCGATCGGCGTGTTTGCCGTGCAGGTTTCGCCGGTGTATTCGCCTTGCACGTCGTAGTCGACACCTTCATCGACCAGGCGCTTTACGGGCTGAGCGCTGGTGATAGCGAGAGAGCAACCAGAAACACACATTTCAAAGTCAAACGAGTGCAGCCAAAGGCTGTGGCTTTGACCAATCTTCGCTTTGCAATCGGTCGGAGGGACGATGCAGAGACCTGTCATCGTGTCGCGGATTTGCCCTACCGGGCACGGGGGGATATCGCACTCACCCGTGTCAGGGTGATAGATGCCACCAGCTGGGCAGCTGTCACCGACTCGAACAGCGGCGTACCCGTTGTAAACACCGACGTTTGTATTGCCGTTGGTCTGCACCACCCTTTCGGTGCAATAGAACCAACCATCGCGCAGATACTGAGGGCCAGCAGGGGTGAACGTAGTGCCGTCACCGTTAGTGGTCGTAGGGTAAGACGCACAAACAGCGGCGGGAGAGTCATAAAAGACGTTAGAGACCGCGTTCAAATACCACTTGTAGTCCTGAGCAAAGGAACCACTGGCATAGACGCTAGAGACAGCAAAAAGAAAGGCGACGATGTATGTACGCATGCAATAAAAAAGGAGCCTTTCGGCCCCTTTTCCCTCCAGATCAGAAGAACTCGCCGCAGCGGTAACCGGTTATGAAGGCCCCGGCCACAAACGCGCCGAGCCACACTGACCAGAGCACGGGTTACGCCTTGCGCAACATGCCGAAGATCACGCCAGCGCACGCCAGTACAGCCAGAGCGAGTGCGACATAACCAGCGACGGTGCCAGCGGAAGTACCGCCTGCGGTGATCTGTTCTTGGATGCCATCGGTGCTGATCGGGATGGCCGCAGCCATAGCCTGACCAGCAGAGAACACAGCCAAACCAGCAGCCAGACCCAGAGCGGAGAACTTGTTACGCAGTTGCAGTTGTTTCATGGTTTCTTACCTCATACGTCGAAGGATTGAGGCTATCCATCCACCGGATAGCCCGATTACGAACGTCAGGAGCACACCGCCAAAACCAACAGCGAAGGCTTCTGCCGAAAATCCACCTGAGACCAAAATGTCTACATAGCCAGCGGCCTCAGGCGGAATCAGGTAGGCCTGTTGCCATCCAAGTTGGGAGCAGCTCATAGACGGAACACCGTCAGTCACGTTGGTGACCCACTCCATGCAAACCTGAACAGCAACGACCATCAGTAGTTACCCACCAGGGGAAGGCCGCCGAACGCTTGCACCTGGGCGATCACCGAGTCGGCAATGGTCAGGCCGTCTGAGAGGCCCCACAGGTAGCCGCCAATGGCGCCAAGTGCAGCGATGAACAGATAGCGATACATGGCAAACCCTCCCGGTTAGCCGTTACGCCTTGGGCGCTTCGGCAGTGGGTTTGCTTGGGGTTTGTTGGGTTGTTTGAGTGGCAGCGCGAGGCTTGACCGACTCAATGTGCAGGGCGAGATTTTTGCCCTTGTTCTGGCCACCACGGGCCACGTCGAAGGTGATGCGCACCAGCTCCAGGGGCGAGAAGTGAGCACCGGCGGCGAAGATCTCATCGGCGACGTTGTCGTCCGCAGCCATGCCGATAATCGACAGGCCGTGCTCGGTTTTGCCGTCCGGCTCATCGCCGTAAAACACCTTGATGTACTTGGTGCCGCCTTCACCGTCGAAGCGCTGAGTGCCGAGAAATGCCACTTCCATAGTCGAACGAGCCATCGTTGTTTCCTCGCTTAGTTGCGCGTTATTGCGCGGTTTTGCCTTTCAGCAGGCCGAGCGATCCCGAGCGGATGAACTTTGAAATTTCAAAGCCGCTGGGGTGAATCGGATTGCTGGGGTTTTGGTTACCG